ACGTTTCTCTGGAGAAAACTCCTATATAGGAAAGATGGACATCATCCTGTCTATGGTTTATCTTGTTGGTAATACACAACGAGGAACATCATGTCGATGCAGGAAAAGATAGAAGAAGGGGAAGAACGTGTCCTCACAAACAGGCAAAAAACTTTCGCTAGGTTTATTGTAGAAGGCATATACTCGAATGCCGAGGCCGCGAGGAAAGCAGGATTTGCTGAATCAACAGCCAGTAAACATGCATCCCTACTGTTAAATGGCAGGGACTATCCGCATGTGCTCGAGTATATTCAAGAAATGAGAGAGGAACGGGAACGCAGATATGGCGTGTCAACTCTCGGTCAACTCGAAAGGCTGTACAAATTATCGGTTGGTGCTGAAGAAAACGGTCAATTTTCTGCGGCTATTAATGCTGAGAAAATCCGCTCCGCATTGGGCGGTTTAACTGTTGATCGAAGAGAGCAAGTGAACACCATCGATCAGCTATCTCGAGACGAAATTGTTGGACGTTTAGCAGACCTCCAAAAGAAATACCCCCAAGCTTTTGAGATCGAGGGGACAGCAAAGGATATTACACCAAATGAGCAAGGGACCAGAGGCGAACTTTTGGAACACATTGAGGTCGAATCTGCCTCCGAAATGCCAAGCGACAAGGATTGAAAACAAACATGGCGGCGGTGTTCCTGATGTACATTTAATATGGGATGGCTTGCCTTGTTGGATCGAACTAAAGGTATCTAAAGGAAATGCTGTAAAACTCTCGGCTCATCAAGTCGCATGGAATACAGTGTATTGGGCTCGAGGTGGTGCAAATTTCATCTTAGTAAAGAGGTCCTCTGAGCGTGACCTACTTTTATTTGAGGGGGGTCAAAGCGCCCAACTTGTGGAAAAAGGGCTGTCTGGAACCGTTGGTTCGAGGTTCGTGGGCCCTGCGCCTTTATTCGAAGGTCTGCGGCCCCGACTTCTGGCCCGATACTCTGCGGCTCTGCGCCCTGCGCCCTAGTTTTTTGGTCTGCGGCTCCGCTGCCCTGCGGGTCTGCGGCCCCATGTTATTTGAATCTATTATGCAGCGCAATAAAAAAGGGGCCGAAGCCCCTTTCCTTAGTGTTCTACTATCGCGATTGATTTTGCTAGGCTCGAGCCCTTGCATAGTTTGCACGCTGTGCATTGGACGCGACGTCCGGCCTCTTTCGATGCAGGACAAAGTGCCTCGTTTGTTTTGTCGAGATCCTCTAATCCTGTGATAACTCGGAATGTGCGCCGACCCTCGGACCAGTGCGCGGTTGCCTGTTCGTATGTGTCCGCGCTTTGCATCGCGATATCAGGACGCCAACCGCTTTGATGTGAATATGCTGTGAAAGTGTCCGCCTCTGCTAGTAGATCCTCCCACACTGATGCCGGACACGCTGCCGGATCCCCGTAGGTCCCAACGCGGACAAAACGTCCGCGTCCCATGTCGCGTGCGCTGCCGGTTTTGTATACGCCACGTTGAAACGCTTTCCATACAATCAAAACACCTTGCCCAAGGTTAACATAGCACTTGCGATTCTTGGCTATTTTGCGGACGGGATCTGTTGTTGGTGTCCCTCGCATAACGCAATCGCCGCATATAGTAGAGTCTGCGCCTGTTTTGCTTGCCTCGAGTGGGTTTATGTCACGGCATAAAATGTAAGTTTGCACAACATGCCCTGTCTTTTTGTTTCTGTTTGAATATGTCGCGATTACTACAATCGGTTGACCATCCAAGAGGCTAGGCCCATTGTAGATGATTGCACTTTTCATAATTGAAATCCTTTTTGTTGAGTTGAATCTATATGTTAGCAGAATACAAGTTAAATACAAGTTAAAAGTTTATCAACAAAGCTCTGCGGCCTTATTACTCTGCGGCTCTGCGGCCCCGTCTCTCTCTTCTATTGTCTGTCTTTCCGCTGCCAAATGAAAGGGGCCCCGTAGGGCCCCTGTGATTAATCGGCATCTGCCATGCTTTGGAAAGTTCGAAGCGCCTCGACAGCGGCCTCGCGCTTAATTTTTTTCATGGATCTAAGCAGGCCCGTGACCTTGTGATCGGGGTCCTCGACCTTAGTCAGAACCTCGATGATCCCTTGAACCTCGTTCAGTTCGATTACCATGTTCACTGTCATGGTGTTCTCGTTGCAGTATGATTTACGCATGGTGCGCCTCCTCTAATTGAATGCCATTATTGGCAGGTTCAGAATAGCAAAACACTTGCACCAGGTCAACAAGTTATACACAATTTAATCCCTGCGGCCTTGTCCCTGCGGCCTGCGGCCTTGTCTTTTCGCTGCGGGTTTGCACAAGCCCATGCGCGGAGACCCGATATATCGGAGCGCATGGGCGGGGTTTTATTCTGCCATTACTTGTTGGGCCAGTGCCTGGGCCCAACGTGCGATGCTTTCTAGGTCTTTCTTTAACTCATCGGGGCTCTCATAGTTCCCGATGGATAGCTCCCAGGCAGTGATCTCGATGTTCGTAAGCTGATCGCGTACTCTTTCTTTCGTGATCATAGGTCGATATCCTTGAACATCTGCACTACTTGCTCGGATATATCGACCCATCCTATCCGTTTCTCGACCCCATAAAACAGGTTCTTAAACCTTCTATCATCCTCCGGATCGGTGTAATAATCTCCCACGACAGCGCATCGATGCCCTGCCCAACGGCCTAACATATCGGAGCCGTGCAGATCGCCGCCCCCTCGCTTATCGTTTCCCTGGGCAATAACCAAACAATAGAGTGCATCTTGTAAACTCTTATGGTTCCATAGTTGTTCGTAGTGTTTGCCCATGCCGCCAATCGCCCATGGATCGACGTACTCTTTCATCGTTATATTTATTAATCTGTGATATTGTCCCATCTGGACCTCCTAGTTGAAAGATGCCAAGCGCATCACGAAGGGCCCCACGCGGGGGCCCTTGCTGATGTTCTTATTATCCTGGGTATTCGTCTCGCCAAGCTGGATCAGCATCTACAAGCTGACCGAATTGCGTGATCTCTCTGGCGTATGTATCGCCAAGCTCGAACCCGCCACCATGCATATGCGGGGATGTTGCCGCAACAAACCATCTAGCATATGGATCGTTTTGTTCTGCGCTAGAATGTTTGTAGGTTTTGAGCACCCGCCACTCCCAGCCCTGGGAGTTCTTGTAAACTGCGTATGGTGTTTCTTTTGTTCTTGTTTTTCCGAATGTTGTTCTTGGCATTATAGCCTCCTATTAGTTGAAATTTATAGTGTCCCGATCATATCAGATTGTGACCGGAACACAAGTTTTTATGCGAGTTTGTCAAACTCTTCGATTAGCTGGTCGTAAAGACTACCCGCTTCTTCGCGACGATCAGCAAACAGCATGGTCATCATCATCTCGAGCTTAAACTTTAAGCGATTGCCGGTGGATTGCTCCGCCTGCTTTTGCTCGATTGTCTGAGGTTCATGTTGCATATTCTTTTCTCCTTAGTTGAATGATGGGAAAGTCCATCTCGATTGCCCCCGTTTGAGGGGGCAATGCAGATAAACTCTAGATCCAAGTAAACTTGTTGACCTTGGACTCTTTGGCATACTGTTGCCAAACTGTAGGTCGGTTCTCTTTCCACCATTGTAGGTTTGGAGCCAGTGTACGGTAGGTTGTGACATAGTGAGCATAACCTTGCTCGATTGCTTCTATGCGTAGCTCATTGCGCTGTTTAGTCAGCTTGGCAATCTTTGCTTCGATCTTTGCTATCTTGTCTTGATATTCCATTTGATTGTTTCCTTAGTTGAAGTGGTCGCTTGATTGCTTCCATAACTTGTTATGGGGGCTATGATTTCAAATGTCAACACGCACAATACAATTAATTGCAAGTTTTTTAAATTAATTTACCCAATATCTGAGCCAGATCGCGCATATCTGAGCCGGATCGCCTGCCTTATCGACATTGGTCGGGGGTAACTGAGCCGGATCGACCTCAATATTGCGCTCCAGGCGAAGGGGGCCCCCCTATATTTCGGGGGGGCATCGCGCTCCACGGCAGCTATTTAGTTGGTGTGGTAAATTTATTCGGGCATAATTTCATTAGCACTT